TGAGAATCCCCTGGCTATGGTCAAGGCTACATTCACGGCATAAGATTTAAGGAGGTCAGGGCATCATGCTAGAGAAGGTCAAGCTGGCCCTCCGGATAGTCACGAATGACTTTGACGGAGAGCTTAATGATTTGATTGCCGCCGCCCTGCTTGACATGGGCGTGGCCGGGGTCACAGAACCGGACGACACGGATGCCCTGATCATCCGGGCGGTCATCACGTACTGCCGCCTTAACTTCGGGGCTCCGGACGATTATGACCGGCTTAAAGCATCGTATGACGAACAGAAAGCCCAGCTGTCCACGTGTACAGGTTACACGGACTGGCTGGGAGCGGAGGAATGATATGGACAGGTCAACACCGTTCTATCTGGTCTCCGCTGTGATACAGACCGACACATACGGAGTCCAGAAGCGCACCGAGACCAAGAAGGAGGTCTTCGGGCAGATTAACAGCGTGACTGCTACGGAGTTCTTCGAGGGCGGGCGGAACGGCCTGTCCCCGGAGCTCCGGTTCAGCATGTTCCTGTATGACTATTCCGGAGAGACCGTGGTCGAGTATGACGGAAAGAGATATTCCGTATACCGCACCTACAAGGCCCGGAACGACATCATGGAGCTTTACTGCGAACGGAAGGGAGGCGTCAGCAATGTCCAAGCTGACTCCAATTGACCGCTTGCAGGCAGAGGTCAGCGCCATCCTCGAGGAATACGGTGACGAGGTCGCTGAGAACCTTGATGAGATAACCAAGGAAGTCGGCAAGAAGGGCGCCAAGGCCCTCAGAAGCTCCTCTAAGGGCTCTTTCGGAGGCTCAGGCAAATATGCCCGGGGCTGGACATACGAGGTCGAGGAGAGCCGTCTGGGGACCACAGTGACCCTTTATAACCGCACCCCCGGCCTTCCCCACCTGCTGGAGAACGGCCACGCCAAACGGGGCGGAGGAAGGGTGCCGGGGCGGTCCCACATCGCTCCTGTCGAGGCTGAGCTGATTGAATCATTCGAAAAGGAGGTCACATCCAAAATTGACGGCTAAGACCTATGCGGAGGTGGCCTCCATCGTTTCGGCATGTGCTGAAGCGGTCGGTGGTCCCTTCGCTTACTACCAGTTCGCAGAGGACCCGGACGGGGCAAATGCTCCATCCCTCCCCTTTGTGGTCTACTACTATCCCGCCTCTGATGACGTGATGGCGGACGATCACAACTACGTTAAGGTCCGTGAGCTCATTATTGAGCTTTACACGGGAAACAAAGACTTTGACGCCGAGGGGGCCCTCGAGGCCGTCCTTGCGTCCAATGATATTCCGTATCGGAAGACTGAGGCATATGTCGACTCCGAGCGGATGTACCAGATAACTTACGATACGGAGGTATTAATTGATGGCTAACAAAATCAAGTACGGCCTTAAGAATGTATATGCAGCTGTCCAGACCGAGTCTGCCGGCACATACAGCTATGCCACACCTGTGGCCATCCCCGGAGCCGTCTCCATGTCCCTTGAGGCTCAGGGCGAGGACAGCCCCTTTTTCGCTGATGACGTGGTCTACTTCATGACCAAAGGCAACAACGGCTACTCCGGAGACCTTGAGATCGCTCTGATTCCGGAATGGTTCCGCACGGACATTCTCGGCGAGACCGAAGACGCCAAGGGCGTTCTGGCCGAGTATGCTGACTCCGCCGAGTCCGTCAAGTTCGCTCTGCTTTTTGAGTTCCAGGGCGACGAGAACGCAATCCGTCACGTTATGTATAACTGCACCGCTTCCCGTCCTTCTGTTGGTTCCCAGACCAAGTCCGAGACCGTCGAGCCTCAGACCGAGAGCCTGACAATCACCTGCACCCCTCGTGCGGACGGTCTGGTCAAGGCCCGCACCGGCGACAGCGTCGACAACACCACATACGCTGGCTGGTATTCCACCGTATACGTCCCGACTGCGGCTTCTTCCGGGACCTGATCGCAAACGAGGAGTAGTGCAAGATGACAGAGAAGACAATCAATATCGGCGGGCAGGAGGTCCGCTTCCGGAGCTCCGCTGCCATTCCGAGGCTTTACAGGATGAAATTCGGCAGGGACATCTTCGGGGACCTCACAGCCCTTGAGAAGGACTTCCGGAAGAACGAAGGCGCTGAGGTCAGTATGCTTGACGTCGGGACGCTGGAAGTCTTTGAGAACGTGGCCTACATCATGGCAAAGCATGCGGACCCGGAGATCCCGGACACCATCGACGAATGGCTGGAAGGCTTCGAGATGTTCAGCATCTATCAGATCCTGCCGGAGATCCTCGTCCTCTGGGGCGAGAACATGCAGACGGACGTAGCGCCTAAAAAAAAATAACCGGGAGTTCCCGGGACATGACGACCGCTCTTTTCCATTTACGATGCCTTGAAATCGGGCTTCCGATCCGTGACCTTGACCTGCTGACGATCGGCATGGTCATCGACATCTGGACGGAAAGCAACAATGACCGGGCCATGGAAAAGGGCGGCGATTCTGTCCGGGAGGCTACGCAGGAAGATTTCAACAACTTCTGACAAAGGAGGCCGCCATGGCGTCAAAGCGCATAGCCGGCATCACCATCGAGATTGGCGGCGATTCAACTAAACTACAAAAAGCCCTGAAGGATGTCGACAAGCACCTGTCGAACACCCAGAAGTCCCTGAAGGACGTGGACAAGCTCCTGAAGCTGGACCCGAAGAACACGGAATTGCTCACCCAGAAGCAGAAGCTCCTGAAGGATGCCATCAAGGACACGAAGGACCGGCTCGGCCAGCTGAAAGATGCCCAGAGCAAGCTGAAGGAAGGCACGGCCGAGTATGATGCGCTTCAGCGGGAAATCATTGATACGGAACAGCAGTTAAAGAGCCTCGAAAAGGCTTACAAGGACTTCGGTTCCGTAGCGTCCCAGCAGCTGAAATCGGTCGGAGACAAGGTAAAAGAGGTCGGCGGAAAGATTAAGGACGCAGGGGCTGACATGACTGCCCGGTTCACGGTCCCTATCGTAGCTGGCTTTACTGCAGCCAGTAAGTACGCCTCGGACTACGAGGAGAACCTCAACAAGATTGACGTGGCCTTCGGCGATTCCGCTGACGAGGTCAAGGAATGGGCCTCCACGGCTACGGAACAGTTCGGCCTGTCAATGGTAGCGGCAACCGAGGCAACCTCTTCCTTCGGCGCTCTTGCGAAGGGCATCGGGCTCAGTGAGGGCTCAGCGGCAGACATGTCTACGACACTTGCGGGGCTGTCTGCGGACCTGTCCTCCTACTTCAACGTGGGGACGGATGAGGCGGCGCAGGCTCTTTCTGGCATCTTTACCGGCGAGACGGAGAGCCTGAAGAAGTTCGGCATCGTCATGAACGAGACGAACCTCGAGAAATTCGCCAAGGACCACGGCAAGGTCTGGAAGGAGTGCAGTCAGTCCGAAAAGACCATGCTCCGGTATCAGTACGTTCTGGAGAACACGTCCGATGCTCAGGGCGACTACGCACGGACTTCTGACGGAACGGCCAACAGCGTCAGGACATTCCAGGCCACGATGGAGAACCTGGCTACAACCATCGGCCAGCAGGTGCTTCCGATCATTACCCCGCTCATCCAGAAAGTGACGGAATTTATCGCAGGCTTCCAGAATCTCAGCCCGGAAGTCCAGCAGATGATCGTTTACATCGGTATGTTCGTGGCGGCGGCAGGCCCCGTGCTTGTCATCATTGGGACGCTGGTGTCGGCCATCGGGTCGATCATTGGCGCCATAGGGGCTGTCATAGGCTTCTTCACTCCCATCATAGCCGGAATAAGCGCCATCCTTGGGTCCGTGGCAAGCGTACAGGGCGCCTTGTTCCTGCTGGGAACCATCCTGACCGGCCCCGTCGGCATTGTGGCGGCTATTGCGGCTGTCGTTGCGGCAGGCGTGGCCCTCTGGAAGAATTGGGACACGGTCAAAGGCAAGGCCAAGGAGCTGAAAGACAATGTCGTGGCGGCGTGGGAAACCTTCAAGCAGAACACGAGCACGAAGTTCAACGAGATTAAAGACAAAATCAGCCAGAAGGTGCAGGAGGCCAAGGACAAGGCAGTCCAGAAGGCTACCGACCTGAAGGATTCCGTAGTGCAGAAGTTCACGGACATCAAGGACAAGGCGAAGGAAAAGTTCGAGGACATCAAGAGTTCGATTTCCGAGAAGATCAACGGGGCCAAGGATAAGGTCAAGGAGGCCATTGAGAAGATCAAGGGCTTCTTCAACTTCAAGGTCAGCTTCCCCCACGTCAAGCTCCCTCACTTCTCTGTATCCGGTTCTGCCAATCCCCTCGACTGGCTGAGCCAGGGCGTCCCGCACATTTCCGTAAAGTGGTACAAGACGGCGATGGACAATGGCGCCATCTTTACGAATCCCACCATCTTCGGCATGGCCAATGGCAGGATGCTCGGAGCCGGGGATGCAGGCCCGGAAGCGCTTATCGGGGTATCCTCCCTCCGGAACATCATCCGGGAGGCTGTTGCGGAAGCCGGAAGCAATGACCCTGCCATCCTGTATTCCGCAGTCAAGGCAGGCATGGAGGACGCAGACGTAGGCATCTACATTGACGCCCGGCAGTTTGGCCGAATGCTCAAAGGACAGGGGGTGGCATTTACATGAGTCAAATCACATATACATCCTCAGCCGGAGAGACATTCGACCTTATGGCCTTCCGTCTGCCCCGCATCATGTCGGCCAATTTCCATACCTTTTCATGGAAGCCAGACACCTCGGCCCGGCAGTACGGCGAGAAGGTCACCAGATGGCGCAAAGAAGCCCTGACGCTTACCGCATCTATCCTCTTTGCCGGCAAGCCTGAGGTCCGCAAAAAGGCCCTTAACGCCTTCCATGCGGCGATTGACGGCGACTTCTTTAGAGGGGAAGCCGGGACGCTGACGTGGGACGGAAGCTACATCAAGGCCTTTGTCCAGTCATCCTCAACCTATCCGGACGACACGCCGAACC